ATTGTTGTCATATATAACCATTTCCAGTTAAATCTATTAAAAAGGAGTATGTGTATGCATCATTATCAGCTTGAGCACAATCTGCTTCAGCTAGATCAGCATACCCTGATGATCCAGATAATGTACAAACAGTAACAAAAGTGTCTGCACTGTCTTTTCTAATAAAAGCTGGTACAGAGGGTTTTGAATGGTATTTGTACATAGTTGATGGGTGTCTAGCTTCCCAGTCTTTTGAACACACCATTAAACCATCCCACCTGTGCTTTATTTCACTGGATGGAAACCAGAAACCACACACATCACAAGAACATTTCCAATTACCCGGCCAGGAAGTTTTTTTCATTTTAAAGCCCTAATGTCCTGTTTTAAGTCTTCAAACATAAGTCTAAGTTCAATTTTAAACTCTTTAAAATCATCCCTATGTAAGTAATCTTGTTTAATTTTATTAATAGACTCTTCTGTAGCTTTTAATTTGTTTTCCATAGAAGTAAATTTGTTATCGTAACTATCTACAGTTCTACGTAGAAACCAAACAAAACCAGAGAGGATAGCCATAGCTATCCATTTTGCAATCTCCAACTCTGACATACTTAAACACTCATGTACACATTAACTGTACCTGAATTGGCTGTAATATTAGCTCTAATATATTTCCATGGAGCGTCAGACACAAACCCATCACTACCAGCAGCAGCCAATGTAACTGTTCCTAGTTTAGTTGCTACAGCATTAATACCATCATTAGAACCCTCAAACTCAACTGTAGCGGCATCAGTAGCAACCACTTGAATAGCACCCTTGGGGGCTTGTTTATATTGCCACGGTTGGGCTCCTGTACCAGTTACACCAGCACTAGAGACAATATCAGTAGTGTGCCCGCTTTTTACAAAAACGTTTTGACTCATTTCATTTCCTATCCATAAAAAAGAAAAGGGAACCGAAGTTCCCTTTATTTACCAAGAATGACCTTGTTGAGGGAAGTAGTATTCTACTTTTACTAACCAAGGCCCACCTGTTGTGGACGCTGTACCTGTTTCAGCATATCTAGCCTTAACTAGAGTATCTGAAGTAAGTTGCTGACCAATTCGAGTACCTGCCGCCCAGCCATGTTAACATAACCAACACCAGAAGTTTTTACACTATAAGCTGCTACAACTTCATTTGTAGTTCCGGGGACAGTACCTAAATCAATAGTAGCAGTGGTAGCCGCATCAGATGCCACAGTACCCATAACATAACTACCAACATAAACACAACCCTTAGGTAGTGTAAAAGCCTCAAAAGCTGTGGTGTCTGTTCGTGCAATTTGTACAGTTTTACTCTGTACTAAGATTGCTGGTGGGGTTGTGGCATTAATTCGTTCTGCTGGACGATTTGCCATTTATGTTTCCTTTAAAAGGGGCTTACGCCCCTATAAATTAAGCGCCGGGTGAACCGTAGAGGCCGCGAGCATCAGTCCAACCAAACGAATAACGTGAGGTGGCCTTATACTTAGCATTCTCAGTGTCGAAGTCTTCGTCCATACCAAACTCATCAGCACGACGTTCAAAATACTTCATTGAGTCTTTAACATCAGTACGAATAAACCAAGCATCTTGGTCGGTTAGGAAGTGGTTGACAACAACTTCAGGAATCATGCCCATTGTCTTTAGAGCATTCAGGTCATTCAGGTCAGTGCCAACACGACCCTCAGTACCAAGAATACGCTTGACGTTGAACATCTCAGTACGTGGGATGATTAGACGCTTGGGAGCAACCTTAATCAGCAGACCGCGATCATTGGTGAAGTTGGCAATGTCGATACACGCCTGTTCCAGTGAGGCTTCTGACAGGTCAGCAGCAACAGCAGGACCGTTAGTCCATGAACCACCAGAGATGTTGGCATGTGAAGCAGAGCCACCAGCAGCCGAAGCAATTAGGGTAGAACCATCACCACCAAGGTAGGAGGTGTTAAACGCACGGTTGTATACGTTAGCAGCAATGATTTCCTTGGTTTGACGCATTGAGAAAGCAAGGGCCTTGGCTTTTTGCTTACCAACAACATCATACAGGTCATCTTCATAGATTTCACGAGTGATGATAAAACCAAGTGCATACACAACATGGTTGTATCGGCTGGTGAAACCTTGCCGACTTGAATCATAGGTTACAGGAGCGGCTTCAGCCTTTTGGACAGCAAGACCAAACATTGAAGTACCAACATCCTCTTCAAACGCCCGACGAGAAGTAAACTTGTCAAAAAGTTTGTCCCATTCGGGAGAATATTCATTATATGCTTCACCGTACCATGTGTTAACACCAGGCCATAGGGCCTTGGCAAAGCTTGAAGTAGTAATAATACCAGACATAATTATCCTTTAGATGCCAGTGGCACCAGTACCGCCGCCTAGTGTAGCAGCATTAATTTTAACATGCAGTTTAACGCTTTGTGATGTACCGCTAAATGCCTCATTATCTGGCCGAAGCACAGCACCTAGAATCTTAAATGGTAGAGTGGCTGTAGTAGCCTTAGTAGCCATATTAAGAGCAGAAGCTGAAACACCAGATGTAGTAGAACCAACAACTAGTGAGTGACTGGCATTTAGACCAGTATCAGCAGCTAGGTAGGTATAAAGTGCATTAGAACCAGTAACAGCTTCAACTTCATAAATCAGGTCTGGAGCGTCAGCAACAAGAATGTATTGTGCTGTCGAAGCCGGCCGATATTGTGGAGTGTCAAGTGAGATGGAACCAGCAGTCATATTACCAGATACTGGGTCTAGCTTAGGGTTGATAATACCAACCACAACGCCTAGAACAGGACCAGCAGCGGCTGCCTTAGTAACAGTGGCTACGCCAGCAGCGTCAGCACCACCATCAAGGGCAACAGGATCACCGGGGAACAGGGCTGTCGCATCAGCAGCAGCAACAGCATACACGTTGGCTTGACCAGTATAAGGTGCGCCTGTAGCGTGTTTGACGGGGATAAAGCCCCGAATCTTTGAAGTATTAGGCATTTGCCTTCCTTTTTAAATTATTTAAATTCAGATGTAATTGAACCGTAATCAGCAGCTTGGCGAACATCAGCTTTCATAGTGCCTTCAATTTGATCTACTTGCATTTGCTTAGTGGCTTGGTCTTCATCATACCACTCGCGCTTTTGGCGCATAACAACAGCAGAGACACCTTGACCGACAGAAAAAGATGAGCCGATAGGAGAGGCCACATCAACCCGCTTATCACCAACCTCAGCATCTGTAACAATTTCATAACCTGCTTCTAGCATTTTAGGTACACGATTGTCTAGGTCATTGACAATCCGATATACATAACCAGCTTCTTGTTTGTTAACAGACAGCCGTTGGCGTTGACCAATAGGTGTGCGGCGTGGGCGAATAGTTTCAATAGCTTTTCTCATATTATTTCCTTAACTCTTGTTAGATTTAATGGCCTTTAGATCAGCCAAATACTTTTCTTTTGTCATGGCACCACTACGTACTAGTGTGTTCATGATGTTGCGCTCTTGCTCAGTAAGTTCTACATCAGCAGCTTTGCTGGTTTTCCCGGAGGCACCATTTTCTACGTTTGGTGCTAAAGTTTTATTAGGATTAGAAAACTTATGCGGGAACTCCTTTTTAACGGCTTTAGCCACCTCAACCAACACTTCAGCAGGAGACTTACCACTTGCATGAAGACGGGCACCAACCTCATCAGCATACTCTTTCATATACTTTGTAGTGTTGTACCAAGGGTTTTCAGTTACCCACTGTGTGAATTGTGGGTGAGGTGAAGCTTGTTCAGGTTCTGGAATTTTAGTGAACGAATCAACTTGTTTTTCCACATTCTTGATTTCATCATCAATAGCTTCAAACCGTTCACCATCACCATCGCTTAAAGCGGCTTTACGCTGTTCTTTTAGTGCGGCTAAGGCCCTCTTATATTCCACCTCTCGAACGGCGGTATAATGGGCCTTTAAAGCCTCCACAGATGCCTTCACTTCTTTTAGCTCTCTACTCTGGTGAGAGATTTTATCAAAAAGAGGTTGGCGGCGTACAAATTCCTTAGCATCAATAAATTCGTCTTCGGAGCCGGTGAATTGGTCCTTAGGACGCCAGCCCATTTCAAGGGCTTTTTGTTCCATGTCAGAGAGAGCTGGTGCTTCCACTTGTTCTACGTTTAGTTCATCACTCATACAAGTTCCTTCTTAAATACACAAATAACATCTTCATCATTCAGAATAAGGAA